GAATTGGTCTGATAACCAGGCAAATATAACTAAATTCATGGCGAGATCATCGTTACATCCCGCTTCAGCTTCATAAGAATTACCTTTTTTGGAAAATCGTGATAACTCCTGTATTGTATTATAATCTTGTATTATTAACTGATTTTGTTCAATTAATAACTTCAAAATAGAACAACCTTTAGATTTTACACTTTTTGTTGTTCGTATTCCATGATCTGCGCGCTTCCCTCCAAAACCACTTGAAACTTGCTTGCCTGCTCGACCTGCATTTTCTGTGAAGAGAAGATTCTCATAGCCGTAGTCCATTAAGAGTACATCAGCAACTTGTTCGCCGATATCATTAATCTCAATCAATATAGCACTCTCATTATACATCAGCCCTATTCTATATATAACGGAGGCAAAGTCTACTGGACTTATAGTATTATCCTGAAAGCAACAAACTTGCTTATACGGCATTTCCGTTACATCAAATATAGTAAAGGTTGAATAGTCTAATCCTTTACCTCTTGACACATCGACCGTCATTACATACGAATGACCCGGCTCGGTCTTATCGTATTGCGTAACGTTTTCGCTTTCAGCTATTGGGCGTGAAGGAGCAAGTTCTTTTAATTTTGCTCCACTTATAAGAGTTCCTGAACTGCCTAAAAATTGACAGCAGTACTCTTGATTAAATTTTTCTATATCAAAGTCTAATGCTTCGAGAGTTTCTTCTTTCCATACTTCATCTCTACCGGGTACATCGTGCCACATAACCTCAACATATTCATAACCGTTTGTACCTTCTTTAGCACCTTTACATGTTTTCCAAAAGTGGTTTAAACCATTCGGAGTGGAAGTCATCAATAGTTTTGTACTCGAACCTGATGAGATTGTTGGATATACAGAAGCAAAGAATTCATCGAAGCCTTCAATAAATGCAACCTCATCAAGATATAGAAAAGAAATAGACTTACCACGAATGGCGCTTGAAGTAGTTGTTCCTGCATATATCTTACAACCATTTTCAAGAGTTATGTTACCTTTATTCCATTCTTCAATACCTTGCTGCATCCATTTAGGTAAAGCCTCATAAGCTAATTGAATACGACTTAACACCTCTCTGGCTGCATCACCTTTGTTTGCTAATATGGCTATTGTTTTAAATTCGTTAAATAAAATGTAATGTAATATAACAGCAACCGCAGTTGTAGTTTTACCACTTTGTCTTGCAGTTAATACAGCAACACGTCTTGTATCTGTAATTTTTCTTGTAATTTCTTTTTGGTAATCATACATATTCAGCTTAACTAAACCTTTATCAACATGTACGATTTTAATATAATTTTCGGCGAAGTAAACAGGATCTTGTGCGCATTTCATATACTCTTTTAACATTTCAGGAGTAAATTCAATTTGCTCTCCAATCTTTTTAAGATAAGAGTTACCTAAGTATCCTCTATCCATCTTCTTTATCACCTTTTATCATTTTCAATAAATCTGCAGTAGATACTATTAAATTGTTATTTGTAATTTGTGCTTGATTTGAAGTATCTTCTTCTTTAGCATATCTTTTCTTTGTTGACATTTCTACGTAATCTTTGTTTGCATCTAATAATGTTTTCATAAGAGTTGATACAACCTCAAATGCTCGAGGTGATTCAGATTGCTTTGCTATCTCAACCATTTCTTTAACTGAATCGTCTCCAAGATTAATAATATTCTCAATATTTGCCTTTGCCAATTCGATATCTTGTAAGTTTTCTTCAGCTTCTTTTGATATAATAGCAGGAGGTTGAACTACACTTTCTTGCGGTAAGTTTTTTACATCGTCTACACTTTCTATAAACTCTTCCTTTTCATTTGTTGAAAAAGAATTAAGTGGAAGATCATGTCTTGTTTCTGGATTCAATCTTTCTAATGCTTCTTGTTTCTCAGCCTCAACTTCTTCAAGTGGTCTCATATTAAGTGCCTGTGCTATTTTATCATCAGTCATAGTATTATTTATCCTTCGGTGGTCATCTTCCAATCACCGTCTTTGTTTACCCAGGCGCAAGATTTTCTTAACACTGATGTACTAAATCTATGATCTCGTTTATTAAAGAACAGTTCAATATCTCTTTTACGACAAATATCTTTTCCTGTAAATTCTTTGTCTCTATATTCTTCACCTAATATACGAACGTGTATTGTATATAATTCCAATATATCTTCGAGATCTCTTTCCGTCGAATAAGGAATAATTTCATCAACATAGCTTATTGCTTTTAGTTGTGTATACCTTTCGACAATAGTTTGGATAGGCCGGTTCTTTTCCTTTGGTCTATCAAGGGCAGGATCTTGTTGTAACCCCACAATTAAATAATCACATTGCTCTTTTGCATCTCTCAGCATTTGAACATGTCCAGCATGAAGTAGGTCAAAGCTACTACAAGTAAATCCAATTTTCATAATATTCTTCCTTCTTAACTTGGTTCTGTATCAGAGATTTGCTCGATAAAGTCCCAATTATCATCAAATTCAATTAAGCTATAATCAACAGTTTGTGTTATGTCTGAAGTCGCAACGTTATTAGCAGTCGACCCAGGTTGCATTGTTTGAAATTCTTCAAACGTTGTATTTGCAAGATCAGTACTTGCATAACGAACATCAATAAATTTAATTGTGTTCTTATCCTTTTCAGGTCCGAAGAACCATCCTTTCATTGTAAAGTTTAATGTATATAATATACTTCTTCTTTGTGTAAAGGCTTCTTCATAAATATCTTCTGATTGCACATCATTCAAAATTAGAGGTACATCAATTGGCTCTAACCCAGTAATTAAATTTACTGTGCTTGTAAAATCAGGATTAAAGAATGGTAAAATTTGTTCTAATAGTTTAACTGCATCTTCATTGTATTTTGCCATAATGTATAAACTAAATCCCATATTATATGGAGTTCCTGAATATACAAATCTACGACCACCGTTTGCTTCATCAACTACTTTCTTTCTTATTTTTCTTGTAGGAGCAACTTTTCTTTCTGCATCATACTGAAAGCTTGTTAATTCAAAAGACATACGAGGTAATGTAATCGCGTATGGTTGTCCTCCTATAGGCTGTCCTCTTGCGTCTGTTGTTGCACCACCTTGTAATGCAGGATCTTGGTCAAGACGAACTAATATCTTTTGATAAGGCGCATATGATATAGGTACAATTTGTCTCTGACTCAATGTACCATCAGTGCTTGCTCTACGAACTTCTAATTGATTAAAATATGTACCAAATAATGCAACATATTTACGAATCGTAGAATTATAAAAATAGTTTGCTATTGCCATTAGTTATCACTTATTTGTATATTTTCACTGAATGGATCTACTTCTGAGAAATCTAATATACTATCGCCTTCAACTTCGAAGTCAAGGTTACGAGCAAGATCATCGGTAGTTGAAATTGCGTTGAGTGTTGCGTTATTTGCATCAACAATTATATCTGTATTATATTCAGCAAAGTAGTCATCAATATTAGGACGACCTGTATTGAATCTTTGATTGCTGTATTCTATTAATTCACATACCATATCATAGACTTGTGTTTGTCCCATTTGATAGAATATGCTTTCATGCTCAACATTCTTAATTTCAAAAATCTTTTCATTAAGTGGGAAATAAATTAGATCGCCTTCTCTTGGGCGAATAAGATCAACAACTTCTCGAGTCACGTGTCTTTCAAAAGTTCTATTAGCAACAGTAAGTGTTAATTGGTCTCTTATTTGTAATCCAAACTTAGATAGGAAATCACCTTCTCCTTCAAAGCCTTCCATATTTTTAACATAGGCTTCAAATTCAAAAGTTTCGTTATACTCTGGAAAGTCATCTTCATTGAATATATTATCACGGCCTTTAATTGCTCTTGTAATGTAAATGACATCAACACCATATTGTTTGATGGATTCAATTACTAAATCATCAATTAAAGTTTGCTCTTGAATTTGAGCATAATTATTAAAGAATACATTAGTTGCCATGCTCTACCCAATATAATTGTATGATAGAGGTTGTAAATTATTGACGGCATCCTCTTCCATTAATCTTCTTTCCTCACGGCCGTCTGCTAAAATTTGTTCCCCGTTAAATGATACTCCTCCAACTAATTGCATTCCGCTGAATTTAGTTAAGTTTGACCCCCACTGCTCTTTAATTAAAGCAGAGGTATAATTTTGTAACCAACGATCTGACCACACATCAGAATATGTAGAAGCATCTATTACATCATAAGCTTCAATAATAACATACTCACCTACAACTAATAAATCCTTATCCATATCAATGTATAATCTGTTTACATGTTTATTATATCTTATTCTTGGTTTACCTACAAGCATTTCTGATAGGAATTCCATGTGAGACATTGCCATATAATAATTTGTAATATTATAGCCTGTGATATCTTCAAGGTTATTTAAAACAAACTGATACTGCACATTAAAGATACCTGAACCGGTTGAAATACTTGACTGCATATTAAAGATGCCTGAAATACCAAGTAATGTTGACGGTAAAGTAATGTATCCGTTATCTTTGTCAGTTTGAGTTAACTGATGTTTTAGGTATACTAATTGACTTCCATTGTAATGATAGTCTCTCCAATAATCTATTGCTTCGTCAA